AATAGGAACGTCCACTTCTCTTGCAGCGTCGGCCATCGCATCTGCAATATCGTCATACAGATTGAGTTCCCACGAAGCTCTTGATCCAATATACGCCATTAGGTCAACGGCATATCCTTGGAGATGTTTGGACTTCATTGTCTGGCTTGCGCCCTTCGCGACAAGAGCCTTTTGTTCATCAAGAGTTCTCATGCCACAGATCACACCAAAATCTATCTTTGATTTGTGAATGGCTAATTTAACAACCGCAACAAGCCGTGGGTCTAAACCCTCCAGCTTGGCCTCGCTTCGTGAGCTTAGTTTAAACGTCATTTCTTTTTTCCTTTTTTCTTGGAACGGTCGCTGACTACAGTTCCCGTAAGGCCTGTAACATTAACATTAGTGGACTTGTGATATAAAACGCCCGTCAGTTTATATCTGATCTTGTAGTATAAGTTTACAAACATCTTCATATCTTTACTCCTAAACATGCTACGGCAATCCCGTTATGAGTTACCATTATCTCAGCCTTTGCTAACACCTGTTCACAAACAGCCTTGGTGTCGTATACGCCCAATTGAAAATACTCTGCGGGTTTGCCTGATATTAACTGTATCCAAACCAGCACCCACATTACTTCGTTAGCCCTTTTTGTTTTTCGAATGTCCTCAAGCCGCCAATTCCAAGCATACCCAACAGCACGGTCATAAGGCTACCCATGTCAAACTCAGGTAGCGGTGGGATCTCTGCGCCAGAAAGCGTTACCGAAAATATAATAAGCGGGCAAAGTATAAAATGGTACAGTAGCGCAAAGCCACATATCCACCCCACGAAGGGTCGCCATCCCCCCTTGAACAAACTACCAGACGCCGCTTCAGCCTTGTTGATCTCCAACTGAGCAAGCAAAGCCTGTTGCGCGTGTGTATCAGACATAGTGGCAATCTCATGTGCCAGCTTTGCCTTCATGTCAGAATCAGGAATTACTTTATCAAGAATGCCGCTAACTGGGCCAATTAAGCTTGCAATTAAACTCATTTCTCTACCGCCCTATCGTCATACTTTATAGAGGCTTTTTTATTGTCCGCCTTGGCAGAATAGGCATTAAACCCCATAAACGCCGCCACGACACCACTTGCCGCTATCACATACACAGATGCGATATCTGTAATAAGACTAGCGGCTTTATCAAAACCCAGCACAGAAGCCAACAGAATAATAAACGGGTAAACTAACATCCCCATCAAAGCCAAGCCTGTAAACCTGCGCTCGGCGTTGCGCTTTAAATCTTGATCAGCAATCTCAAGCCTGCGGTCCTCAAGCTCAAGTTTGTTCCATTCACTACGATCAATGGAGCCATTGGAATCGAGATCTGCCTTATCAAACTCTGTCATTTCTGTCTCCTAGCGTACTGGACTGCAATGTGCCTATCTACAGTTATTATAACAACCTTTTCGTGTTTGTCATATACAACGTATTTTTTGCCTCGTTGTATCATCACCACTTGCCTTGAGATTTCCCTACAAAATAGATTACGACACCCGCTATTCCCAAACCAATGACAGTGATTACAGTTATAACTATACCGTTAATTAAATTGTCTATAAACTCTTGGCGTTCATACACCAGCGCCCTTTGCCGCTTTCTCTGTTCGGCCTCAATTTTCACAATTTCTTTCCAAGCTGACGGGCCATAAGTCCAAGATATATGGTTTTTTAGCTCAGTTCTGTGCTGCTCTAACTTTTTTTTAGCAGACCAAATATCTAAAGCGGTGGCCTCGGTGTTAGAAAACAACTTATGATATAAAGAAGGCTTTTGTGACTTCTTCTCAAGAAAGTCTATATCGGATGACGCTTTGGCAAACTGAGAGATAGCTCCCGTAAAACTACTTATTTCTTTGCCTACCTCTACAGCCTTCTTTATGCCTTTGTAGGCACTGGTAGCTAAAGCAATCGCTGAAACCGGGTCTAACATAGTGGGAGCTTTCTTAGGCTAACGTTCTAACATCCTATCCATTTTTGCATCAAGAGCATCTAACCGAGTTATCAATCGGTCTATGGATGCGTTGCTCTCAACTTTAGTAGAGTACTCCTTGGCAAGCTCTTCACGAGTTCTATTCAATAAAATGGTAACGCGGTTCAATTCAGAATGTTGAGATTTTATCCACCAGCCCAAAGCTCCCACTCCAGCCGTCAGTATAAAATTCCAAAGCGCGTCCATTTCCATCAATTAGCACTCTAAGTAGCCGCCCCCTTTAATTGCAGCGCCCATCCCGCGAGCCGTGCCACGCTTCATAGACGTAGGAACCTTAACATCCGCCGTCTTGCCATAAGGAATACGCCCCTGCTTATCAATCTGAGCGTAAGGAACTGCCTTTGGGGTAGGACCCGGTGCAGAACCGTTTACTTTTACTTTTGCCATTTTACTGTCCTCGCTGTTGTTTTAACAATTCGCGCTGCATTGCGCTCTCAATCCGTTTGTCCGTCTGACCTTCTTGACTTGCAAGCCTCTGCTGGAACTGCTGACCGCGCATCTGCTGGTTCTGAGCGTCAAGCTGTAACTTGGCCTGATCTACTTGTGCATCTGCTTCTTCCGACTTAGCTTTTATGTCAATCTCTTTCTCTTTTAATTGTATCAAAGGATCCGGTCCTTCGCCAGATATTTGTCCAGAAAGTTGCTTTGCTGCCTGCATACCCTGTGCAACCAACTGAGCAACCATACCCTGATACTGCATCTCCATCTGAGCTTCGTCGCCGCCCTGACCCTGCATCTGACCCATCTGAGCCATCGCCTGCTCCTCGGCCTGTATCTTAACATGCTCTAAAACATGCTTCTGTAACGATACCGCAATGGCAGGCATCTGACCAATCATAGGACTAGAACCAAATACTAAGTGAGCCATAATGTGCGACTGATGATCCTGACCCGTAAACGCATGCAAACGCATCTGGTCCAGCGCGTTGATGTTCTCTTGGGCAGGGTCCGCAGGCCGCGGCTCTTCGTCCGGTAGCGCCTGCATTAATCTATCGACATCGTTCACGCCCAGCGCTTCATACATGTCACGGTAAACCTCGTGCAGGTTATGTATCTCCGGAGCCTGTGTCGCCAACTGTAACTTAGTCTGAGCTAAAGCAATCCGCTGCGCCTGACTAAATACATTCGGATTAGAAACAGGAACCACATCTACACGGCCGTCAAAGTCAGAAGCCATCACAGTGGCATCGTCACCCGCAACCGAATAAGGATACTCTTGTGGCAAACTCTCGCCCATCACACGCGCAAGTATCTTAAACTCTAAACGCATGGCGTAATGAAGCCGCTTGTGAACCGCGCTCATTACACGGGACCCCTGCTCCAACATAGCAATAGTAGTGCCAACCGCAGCACTCTGATCGCCGTCGCCAACCTTCATGTTCGTAATCGTCGCAAACCGCTGACCCGCGTCAACAACAAAACCCAACAGATTAAATAACGTCTGATCCGGTCCCTTGAACGGTAAAGGCATTAAACTATCGCGAATAGCACCCCCCGGAGCATCCACATCCCTAAATTCACCCGGCTGTAAAGGATCGTCGTCATCCCTGATCCGCAGTCCGCGGGCTTTGAATCCCGCAGGGAGATTAGATAATGTACCAGCATCAATCAACTGACGCAGTGAAGATGTTGCCGAACGAGCTAAACCACCAATTGTGTGGATTAAACCCAAGCCGTAAAAGCCAAATCCCGGCAAAAACTTGTAGTGTACAAAATAATGTATCTTCTTCTTCTTTTCGTCCTCTTCGTCAAAGTTTCTGCGGATCGACAATACTTCGCCGTTATCCTGAGAAATAGTAACAATGTAAGGAACCTTAATGCCCGTAGGCTCGCCGTCCTCACCAATGTCCTCGTAACCCTCAAGATCTAAATCCACATGGCACTCTAACAAAGTACAGTCGTAATCAATCTGACTAGGCTCATAGCCGTCAATCCGATTAATCTCCTCACGAACACCCGTAATATCCCCCTGAGAAGGAATCACGTCAATGTCGAGATATATGCCAGCAACCTGCTTCTTGCGTAGATCGTTTAAATCCATACGCACAACCTGCGTTATATTCGGACAAGTATCTAAATCAGAAGTATCGTAAGGAACCACTAAATTCTCAGCAGGAACAAACTTACTTATCGCACGGCCCAAGCTCTCATCGTAGTAAATCTTCTTGAACGCACTGCCCGCCAGCGGTAAATAAAACAACATCTGATCCATGTCAGGAGTGTAATCCTCCATGACATTCGTAATGTAGAAATTCATAAACTGCTTCACACGATGCGCCTGATCCTGCTTTTCACGAGTGTCCTTGCCCAGAACAACAGTCCGAACAGGCCCGCTAGAAGGCAGTAACTCATTAAACGCCTGCGCCTGAAACTGCGTGGCAGCCTCGGCAAGTAATGGATGCGTCACGCCACTCGCGCCGCGGAACGGTGTCGTGCGCTCCTCGTAATTAAAGCCAAGAAGCTCTAAGCCGTTCTTGTAAGTGTCTTCCCACTCCTGACGACTCGCCTTGTTGGAATCAAACGCGCCAAGCAAATCAGACGCAATGCTGCTTAACTCACGGT